GGCATTTCGGTATGTGCCCACTTTGCAAAGTGTGACTTAGCACCGATGTAGAAATTGTGGTACGACTGCACGGAACAGTGTTCCTTGTACTCGTCTGGCATACACGCTGGTGGCTGTGTGAAACCAGCATCGTTTATGTTGTCAGGGATGACAGACAACGGGTGGATGAGCTTGGTGTATGTATGTGGTGTACCGAAGCGTTGGAGCTTCTGGTCACACAGGTGTTGCAACAACTGCAACATCCAGTGGTAGTGGTCAACGCTGGAGCGAACCCAGATGGTTGACGGGTGGTTGATGTGGGTTGTCTTGACGAGGCCAACGCTGTCTGCCCACTGGTCACCGTCAAGCACACGGTGTGCGGTGGACATCATCTGCACTGTCTCTTTAATCATACAGACAACGTGCTTGTCGCAGTGGTAAGCGGCGGCAACCTCTGGGTCATCATCAAGATAAAATATGTTCATAGCCAGTCCTCACTGATATTCGTAGTTGTAATTATACTCAGCATCAAGCTGATGCCATGCCTGTTCATAGGCATAATCCCAGTTAGTACATTCGCCTGTTGCTATGTCATTATCCGCAATACGTTTTGCCCAATGGTCAAAGCTAGGCTCATGGTCAAGTGGTAGTTCTTTCATGTTTATCTCCTCATAGGTCTGGTTATACAGACGGAACAAGATTGTGTCAACAAAGGGAACAAGACCACGGAACAGGACGGAACAAGACCGCCTGATGGCCGTGTTCGATGGGTATAAAGTTGTTAGGCAAGGCATGACAAAAGGGGCAAAGCTTAAAATGTTAGCCTTGCCTAACTTTTTTAGAGGGCACAAAAAAACCGCCGAAGCTCGAAAGCCCGGCGGTTAATTTGATTAGTATTTTTTGACCATCTCGACAATGGTATCAACACCATTATTAGGCTGATAACAAAGCAAGCAATCACGGCATTTTTGCCCCGTGCAATTTTGCTTTTCAATATGCTCATGTTGCAAAACATTATTGAATGAACGGTCAAAAGGTGCTGGCGGCTTATCTAATATTTTCCCGATTTTGCTATTGCTGAAAATCAGGATTAGATTAGCTGGCTTGTCATGCTTGGCAAAATACCGCCTAACGATATCAACACGTTTTGACCACAAAGCAAAATTGCAATGCGGGTTATGCCGTGCGATTGCCGCTAGATTGGCAAGGTGCGTTGCATTGATAAGCTCACCATGAGCATTGAACCGGAAAAATGCGTCCAGTATTGTTGGCAATTCGTCATCCGTTAAAAGCCTATCGGCTAATAAATCAGAATTACGTTGCAATGCTGGTTGCATATTTTTGCGGTAACTCTTGAGCATGGTATGGCTATAACATTTAGTGCAAATATTATCAGCCTTGCCGCTAGAGTTTTGCTTGATGCAATACGGGTTGCTCATGGTGTTAGTGCTGATTGCCTTAAAACCATCAAGCTTGCCCGTCATTTTAGAGATATGTACTTGTTGCATGATATGCCCCTTTTGTCTGATTAGGTGATGACTAGGGGCTTTCATGGCGGCAATGCAAATAATGCCACAATGGATAGTAAAGGCCGCTAGACGGCCATTTAAGACCATCTAGCGGTATTGTTTAGAAGATAACCAGCAACAGCCAGATATCAAATAAAGCCAGACCACCTAAAAAGGTGTAACCAGCAAGCTTGAACCATTGCCTAACTGTTAGCATAGCGGCCAACAATATAGTTTTGGGCATGATAGGCGGCACGACCGCCCATTTCATCCCGAACCATTTTGACAATGTTCCGCATTGACCAACCTTTCATTCTGTCCGATTGGTCAATAATCCGTTGCGCTAGTCTTTCAGCGTCAATTTTGCAAATGATATCGTTTTCATTCATAGCGGCCACCCTTATTTAACAGCCAGCAAACGCTGGTTAAGAGTGCGACCGGATGCCGGAAAGGCATAAGCCGAAAGCTTGCCGAAATGAAAGCCAATCGAATGTTTACCGAATGACAGACCGAAACGGTTATCACGGGCACGGCGGCGAGTAAGCCAACGGCGAGAGATAACAACGGCCAACGAAAGAACAACGATAGCGATAACGGAAGTAGTAACATTATTAAACATGGGGTTTAACCTTTCATGATATACACCTTGCCATTATTGGCATAGGTGCTGGCCTTGCGGCCATGAAAGCCCCTAGTCGTTAAATATTCACAATGTCAAATAGCGTAGATTAATAAGGCTAATGAAACCCGTTCATCTAAAATATACCCCGTTGTCTCATATCCTGATATATCCGTCAAGCCATTAAATGCCACAATGGATAATAAAAGAAAAAAAATAGACCACAAGCCAGACAAGGCCAAACGAAAAACCGAAAGGCCAGCCCGTCACAATGTCGATTGATGGCTATTCTATCGGGAACCCTTGGCTGGCCGGGCTCGTGGCCGGATGGTGTGACTATTTGTGTGACGGATGGGGTGGCCGCTTGCCTTTTTTTGGGGTGGCCGAAGGGTAGCCGGGGGATTTTCTGGCCGGGACACCCTACGTACCCCCCTCAGATTTTTTTATCAAAATTAATGGTAGGACATACCCTCTAGTAACCGATACTTAGCCGCTTCCAGCATCAACACTATCGTATCAATCTCAGAGTTTGAGGCGATAGCCAGCCCTTCGTCATCCAAAGATAACACTACAACAGCCTTCTCGCCCTCTACCAAGTCCTGAATCCTGTCTTCAATGGACTCATACAGTTTAATTACGTTGTCATTATCAGCCATATTGGTATCTATAGTTCCTCTATAGGGTATCTATAGGGATAGTCCTACATACATTTCTTATATCTATGTCTTGTAGGTGTCCCTATAGTGTCCCTTTTTATCTAATATGGTGGGTATTAATTATCTCAACCCTATCCAGTTCTCTGTATTTGGCTTTCTTCCCACAGAAGCTTCCATGAATTTAGCCAGTTCGATGTCTAATAGTTCTCTCTTATGGTCTGCTACAGCTTCCTGAATGTCTCTATCTAGGGTTTCTACCCAGTAGTTCACAGCTATAGACAGAGCATCAAGCCTATCATCATGTATCAGAGAGCCTTTATCTCGTGTCAACCTTGTCAGTTGGTAGAAGAGTTTGTACTTGAGGTCTACCTCAGACTGATAGTCTTGCAATATCACCTTTTCATCCACCACAAGTCTGTGTTGATTGAGGATAGGCTCTAGTGTGTCTATCATCCTCTTCTCTTTAGAGGTGTTGTGTCGTACCTCTTCGATGCTGACAGGGTGAATCTTAGACAACACAGGCTTCAGCAACTGGGTAAACATACCGTCACCGAAGTTGCTCTCTGTGATAATCTTATTGACGTTCTGTTGCTTGGCAACCTTACTGAGAACCTCTAGGCTCTCTTCTGAGTAGCCGTTTTGTAGGCCACCAGCGGCTGTCAGATACAACTGACCCTTCATCATCTTGACCACAGCATAGGCAGATTCGTCTTTACCTCTACCAGCCGGGTCAATGGACATCACTGCACCGTCCCAAGGGGCTGTCTCATCAGAGATAATCATGGGGGCACACCAATAGTCGCCCTTCAGTCCCACGTTAGGTAGGTGCTTGAAGGCATCTAACTGCTCCTTACCGCTTGCCCACTGCACTTTTACAGGGGCATCTGTCCAACTAGAACATCCAGATACGACCATAAAGTCGTTAAGCTTGAGAGGATACTTATCAGCATCTGATAGGCTAACATCAAGCATGAATTGTAGAGCAAAACCAGACTTTCCATAGGATGCTTCCCTTTCTAACAGGTCATCTGAGTCAAATCGCTGGGGGTCAGTAGGTTGACCATCTAATTCGTCTTCATCTGCTACGATGGGGGCTAGTTTGTACCCGAAGGCAGTCTTCAGCCTGTCATCTGGATACCGGGAAGGCCATATCCTAGTCCTATATCCACGCTCATCTAGCAGATTGTAGATTGACATCTCTGTCTGAGGCGTACCTAGGAAGACAATACGTCCCCCCGGCTTGATGATAGCCTCAAATTCCTTAATGGTTTCTGCCAGCTTGTCCCTCATCATCTGTGTCATAGAGTTATTAGCAGACTCTACGTCATCAGCAATAATAAGGTCAGCACGGCTACCTGTTAGCTGTCCTGTAATCCCTAGCGACTTAACACTAGGGGCGTGTGAAGCCTTGGCAGGGGCGACATCGAAGCTAATCTTCGACATACGCTGGCCGTCTTTGGGCTTCAGGTGTGCCAGTATGGGCATCTCGTGGATGAGGCGTAGGGTAAAGGTAGAGAAATCATCTGCCCTAGTCTTGGATGCCGATACCACTAGGATGTTTTTCTGTGGGTTCAGCAACAGTTGGTGGCAAACATAAGCAGATGTAATCCATGACTTACCAACGCCACGGAAAGCTTCGATGACTACCCTACGTCCATCCTCATCCTGTAGATAATCTGAGATGTCGTACTGTAATGGAGTGGGTTGTGGTAGGTTCAAGTGTTTCCATGCCATATAAAGGAAGTTCTTGAAGTCTTTGATTCTATTATCTACCACGCCTTACAACTCCAGTAACGTGCCGTTGTCTTATCTTTGGCGGTAGAGCAGTTGTGTCTTGCTCTGAAGTTCTTTCTGCGACCAGATTGGTTCTTCTTAATCTTCATCTTAGGGTCACCAAACATAACCTTCTTGACACGTTTGCCATCCTTGACATAGACCTTAGATTTTTTTCGTCCATATCCCGGTTCACCCTTCGATATGCGGCTAGGCTTATTTAGGGTTACCGATTTACCTTTATATTGAGCCATCTTTTTGTTTCCTAAATCTGTGTCTGAAGAACACAATGACGTTTATTGTGGTGTTCAAAGTAATCATTATTAGTAGCCACCACTGCCACCACAATAAACTGTCGCCTTCAATCATTTCTTCTTTGGTTTCTTCTTATAGCCCATTACGCTTTGCCTTTTTTCTTTGGTGCGAATCCACCCTTCTTCAGTTTCATCTTCCGATAAATCTCTGGTGAGATAGTTGATTTCTTCTTTGACCGACTCTTGCCAGCCTTCTTTCTTTTGTTGATGTTCTCGTAGAGGGACATACTGCTCTCCAATAGGTGTTTAATGGCGATTTAAGCCCCTCTGAGTGGGGGTCTGATAGGTGTCAGCTAGGGGTGTAGCCTAGCCTACTGAATGAGGTCTTCCTGCTCGTTAAATGGAAGGTCTTCTAAAAGTTGAGCAAGGACGTTATTGTCTGCCGGGAGAGCCGTGATGTCGTTATCCTTGAGGAACTGACGGGCTACGTTAAGGTCAGACGCTTTGACTTCTGGGTCACGGATGCGTTCCAGTAGTTTCTGCCCTAGTTCTGAGTGTAGGGCTTCCATAAGTTCGTCTAGTTTCATTTCCAAACCGCCCTTCCTAATACAAGCTTCATCTTCTCTACCTCAATCTCTAGTTCTTGAACCCTTGCTACCGTGTTCTGTACTTCTTTCGGTGGCTCAAAGCTGTCAATCCAGTGGTCATTCTCTTCGACTTCTTGCATTGTCAACTGAAGATTGTGTTCCAAGAAAGATATTCGCTCTGTCAACCCGAAGTAGACCCACACAGACACGGCTGTAAAGGCAATCATGGATACAAGGTTTCTCAATGGGATAGTTATCTCACTAGCCTCGTTAAGTCTAGTTACTGCTCTGGGCATTATTTCTTACCCCCGAACATCTTGGTTGCGCCTTTGATACCAAAGGATGCTGATACGATTACACCAAGGGTATATTTGTACCAATCAGGTGTGAGTGCCAACGCCGCAAAGCCACGCTCCACGTATTCGACAGTCCACGGCAGGAAGCAAAGCAACAGGGGAATCGAGAACAAAATTGTTAAATACTCGTCCTTCCAGCTTTCCTTTGAACCTTTGACTGCTTCTACGTCCCATTCGATTTCGCCAGCAATTT